GGCCGAGCTTAAGGCGAAGGCACCAACCAAGCCGGCCACGTTGCAGGACATTGAGGCGCAGCAGCAGAAACTAGCGGCCGAGAGCAAGGCCCACAAGGAACGGACCGAGGGACACGGTAAGCCGTTCGTTACCTGGGCTTGGTCGAAGCTTGACGACATGATCTATGAGCCGTGCGAAGAAAAGGACGTTGCGGCCAAGTGGTATGACACGCTCAAGGCCGAGCAGAAGGCGGCGTTGATCAAGCACGTTCGAGAGCGTTGCGCCGAACTGGCCGGCATGACCCTGGCGCAATGGGCACCGGCTTTGAACAACGGCATGATGCTGATCGATGTCCTGCTGCGACTCGGAAACATCAAGGAACTTGGCGACAACACCGCATTTAAAACATTTCTAAACCACATCGAGGACGCCAACCGGACGGCCGCACTGGTGAAGATGGGACACCAGGTATGAAAACCGCCACCGACAACAAGACGGATGCTTTGATGGAGTTCAGCCGCCAGGAGAACCCGCACGAGTTCATAGGTCGGTGTTGCGGGCTGCTGGCGATGATTACCAGCCAGGACAAGAAGGAGCGGGATTTCGCAAAGATCAAAATCCGCGAAATGGTCCTAGCTGGCTCGAAGCGGATCAAGGACCAGCGGACGGCACTGGAGCTGATCGAGCGCGGGGAACGCTGCGACGAACGGCCGTGATTTCGCAGGCGAAAGCGATACGCGATCGGAAAGCAATCGTGTATCGCTTTAGACCCCTCACCTACTAGAAATAGCTGCCCGGATTATGGCGAATGACCGGACTTGACCAACCGAGTTTTGCGGACCGATACAACGTCATTTCATCATGTCGCATGACGCGCCGGCCGGACTCAATATCTTCTTCGATCATCTTCAACAGCACTTCAAATTCGATTTCGTTGTACCAGGTGCCACGAAACCGCCGATGGCCCAACGCCCGACGCATGATCAAATACGAGATACGGGCCAGCACAGCAAACAAGACAACACCCGACGCCAGCCAAGCCATATAGAAATCGTCCGGCCCAAGCGAATTGAACCACTCGCCGGCCCGCTGCTGCGTCTGATAAAGCCAGATCGTTACGTCCATACGGCCCCCTATCCTCTCGGCATTTGCCGACAGCATATCAAATTTTCACGGCCTCGATAAAGACAAGGATTTCAGAACGCTTGCGCGTTCGATCCTGGCCAACCAGCCAGCCCAGGAACGGAACCCGGCTAGTCGACTCGTCCTCTGTTTCATCTTCGAGGCCGGCCAGCATGACCACTTCACCAGGCACGAGCTGCAACCGAGTATTGACCGACCGCTTAATAAGCGTCGGCGAGTTGTTAACGCCGGTCTTGGTCAAGACGAAATTACTCAGTTCCTGATTCAAGACCAGTTCAATAACGTCCTGGCGAATCTCAGGCGTTGCGGTAAGAATCACCCCGCTTTGCTTGTATTCAACCGAACTCACCGGGTTGCCGTTCTTGTCGACCTGCACCTGGCCCACAACGGGCACATCCTGCCCGACGCTAAAACGGGCCTGCACGCCGTTTTTAACCCTCAGCTGAGGCCGAGAGATGGACTTAAACCGAGAATCGGCATCCAGGGCCGATAAGACAGCCTCTATGCCACCGCTGGAGAACTTCAAGGATGCGCCGGAAAGGACATTTCCGGCCAGCACGCCGGACAAGCCAGCGACGTGAACGGCCAACTGCACCGCCGATCCATCGGCACGATTAACGCCGACCTCGTACACGACCGCCTTGAGGACAATTTCGGCGGTCGGCGTGTCCAAGTCGGCCAAGAGCTTGCGGACCTTGACCGCATCCTTCGGAACCACGCTAAACGCGATCTGGTCGACCTCGCTGCGGTCTATCTGCCCTTCAACACTCGACGGACTGCCTTGGACCTGTGCCGGCGCGATCTGGCCGCCCTGCCCCGCCATTGCGGGCCTTGCTCCCTGCAAATCTTCCGATTTGCGCAGCGACCGTGCCAGCACCGAACGCGCCCCGGTCACACTCTGCACCACGTCAGCCAGGTAGCGCGCCGAACGATAACGCGGCCGGTACACGATCGATTCCTCTACCGCCTCGGCCGCCTTGCCGATCCGCACCACACCCCCGCGCCGTTCGACCTCGAAGCCGGCCGACTGCGCTAGTGCAGTGACCGACGCTACGACTTGAGACACCGGGACATTCCGAAGATCGAGCGTGTACCGTTCCTCGGCAGCCAAGACCTCCGACCCCAGAACATAGGGTTCTTTGCTGATCTGCCCAAAGACCACAGACACCAGATCAACAAGCCGCACTTCGGACAAGGACACGGACACGGTTTCACCGTGCGCCATCAAAGACACCAGCAACGCCAGCACGAACGCCAGGCGCTTCATTTCGCCCCCGGAAGCAACCCGGACGACTGATGACCGCCCCAGGAAGTCACGGCCTCACCACTCGGGAGAATCATTTCGACCGACCCTAGCGTGATTCGCAAGCCAGGCGGATTTTGAACTACCCGAACACGCCGGCCATCCACCAGCACAACAGACGACCCGGACGAATCAAGCACGAAGCCGGCCGCTCTCCATTCTGACGACACATCGGGGGATGTTTTCGCTTGCGAAGCCGACGCCGCGGCGCCAGCCGCTACGGGCTTGCCCTTGGCATCGAGCTGCGCCGCTGCCGGCTTCTGTACGGGGTGGAAGAAGCCCCACACCAGCCAGACCGCACCAGCCATCGCCAACGCACCGAGCGGAAGCACGATCTTGAACAATGCGCCCTTAAGGATGTTGCCCCGACTGTCTATGTTTTCTTCTACGGCGTCCGCGTCCCCTTCCTTCTTCTGACTATGGGACGAGTACAACGGGAAATAGCGCGGGTCGTATTCGCGTTGGAGCTGGCGCAAGGGTCGGCGCGTGGTCCTCGTTCCCTGAAAGACGTCGACGCGGTAACGCTTGGTGCTGCCGATGGCCGTCAACTTCTCCATGCCGTAGGTTTCTTCGACTACGGCGCGAACCTTACGGCTGATGTCCATCACGTCCTGCGTGATTAGCGCCACGTCACAGGCGACGCCAGTTTCCGGATGCGTAAAATGCCGATGCATCCGGAAAAAGTTCATCACCCGATCAGGCATCTTGCGATTGGCGAAGCCTTCCCAGAAACGCCAAATTTCATCGAGCGCCACCAAGTCACCGGGCTGGATGAAACTGTCAAAGCCTTCGGCCTGATCCTTGTCCGTGCGCCAGAATTCCGGCAGCAGCACATCCGCGTGATTGACCAGGACAAGCACCCCGATCTTCTCGAACGGAACGCCCTGTTCGACCAGTAGCCCGCGAATCTCGTCAAGATCTAGGCCGGCGATGTTCGACACGACACGGCGGCCACGTGCGAGCGCCGGAACGATAACCGACGCGACTACCTCGTAAGTCTTGCCGGACCCCATCCGGCCGACATAGGACTTAATCGACATGATCGTCCCGCCCCTGCCCAATTCGGAAGCCGAGTACAAAACCGAGCGAGGCACCCAAGCCCATCCCCACCGTCAGGCCAAGAACAAAGCCGATGTTAGACGCTACTTCCAGCGCCTCCCTGAATTCCTCCAGCACGTCAGCTCCTAACTTTTCGCGTGCGAAAGCGCCACACGGACGAATGCCACGGCCTCCCGAAGCCGCGGAGTTAGGCGGCGCGCAAATTGATGCGCCATATATAGTTGCGCCACCCTCACCGACTCGTGAATGCTCGCCCCCGTGTTCTTGCGGTGCGACTTCGCCATGCGACGAAGCAAACCACGCATCCGGCGAAGATCGACGTCAACGGCCGTGAAATCCACCGGTTCGAGTTTCATAGAATCACCTGATCCGACTTGATGGAACCGTAACGCGCTTAATACGGACGCGTTCCCTTGCAATACCCGTGTCGACCCAACGTCGCGCGGCATCCTGCGATTCCTTCACGTTCGATGATGCGAACGTTCCGAAGCCACCGACCAAGACAACGAAGGCGTCCACGCCTTTTTCGTGAATCTGCTTAACTCCCCGCTGAGTCGTCCCGGCCAACTCGTTCCACCAATTTAAGTCCATGATCATGGCATCACCCTATGAATGGAAGTCTACGAATCAAGAAACGTGCGACGTAGGCCGCAATAACCAGCGGCACACCGTAGCCGAGTTGGAAGAAATCGAGGAAGTACCAGACGCCCGGACTGACCGCACCGAACGCCGACGACAAGCCACCGGGATTGACGAAGCCGCCCAGGTACGCAACAGCTTTCGGCACAAGGAAAGCCACCAGGGCGAAAACCGCCGTAAACACCAGGAACTTAACAACGACTTCCCGGAAAACCCACGTCAGGACCGGCGCTAGAAGAAGGGGCATAGCCATATCACGCCGCCAAGAGAATAAACAACGCTATAACCGTCCAGACCACCGCCATAGCGGCCGAGAGCGTCCCGAAGTGATCGGCTATCAACTGACAATGCGAATTAATTGAATACGTGTTGCCGTTGAAATCAAAAGACGCAACCGGACATTGCGAGCTGTGCGCCGGCAGCCGCCAGCCTAATAGCGAAGTAAACGTGTCTTTGAAAAATGCATCATTCCATTCAGTGTCACCGGGAACTGTCGGATCAGCCGGATCGGCCCCGGTCTCCGTAATCTTGTTTATGTCCGTGTCAAGCTTGTCGAGCTTCGGCCCAAGCGTTGAATTGATCGAGGACGCCGCCGCCGCTGCCTCACCCTGCCTCGCATAGTCGTTAGGAAATGTAATTGTTTGAGCAGCCGCCGCCGTCGCTGCTGGCGCATAAGACGACGTTGGAGCAGATCCAACCGTCCAACTATTTCCCGCCGCATTCGACGTCAACGCTTGCGCCGTATTGGTCACAGTGGCCGCCGTAACCACCGACGCCGGACTCACTGTCATCGTTGTTGTCTGTGTATAGGTCGCGCCCGAACCATCCGTTCTTTGAACTTGCGTTGTCAACACACTTCCACCGTCCGCCGTGTTTTGAACGCTAATCACCATCGGCCGACTAATCACGTCCACCCCGGTCGGCGATGTCATGCCGCTTATTCTCAACGTGTCATTCGTATTAGTGATCGTCTGAGCCGACAGCCAATCACACGTTGCGCACGTATCACCGCTATAGACGCTAAAGCCCGTCCCGCTACGCGAGTAGTCCGCCACGGCATCTGTCAACCGCGCATTCGTTAAATTACACGCACCCGCCGAGTACGTGTAACCAGACGGACACCCTCCGACCGCAGTTACCGACAACGAAGAACTAAGCCACCCCCCTGTCGACCCTGAAAACACGCATTGATATTGGAAGTTACACGTCGACCCCGTAAGCGTCTGGTTACGCAAATTCACACCCGTAGCCGTAGCGCCGCAATAACTCAGCTTGTTAGCCGTAAAACCACTACACGCCGCCGCCTGCGCCCCGGCCGCCGTGGACGATGTGAACACTTCGGGAGGACTGACCCCACCCGGATTATTGACCGTATAAACAACAGTCGCCGTCGCCGCCGCTGACGGAACCGGCACCGCTGCCGAAGCATCCGTCGATAACGGAATACGAACACCAACAGCGGTCGACTCTGCACCCGTTATCGCGTTCGTGATCGGCGCCAACGATGCGTCAAGCTCTTTCACTGCCTGTCCAACCAGACTTTGCCCCGCTTCCGCCAACTTGGACAATGAATACGACTGCGCACCAATCCGCAACGCCGTATAAATCACCGGCAGAGCTGCCCACGCGCTACCCTGAGAAACGAGCAGCGCAACAACCACCGCCCACGACACAACGCGCCGATTAGTCATCACTCAGACCTTTGATCATTGCCCAGGACGCCATAAGGCCATAGAGGGCAAAGACGAGATACCAGGCGTCAACTGTGTTCATTTAAGAACTCGGCCGTTCTTATCCACTTCCGTGAAATTCTCAAGGAAGTTGCTTGAACTACCCCACGCGTTTTGCTCTGCATGATCCATCGAATTCCAAGCATCTTGTAAACCGGTTTCGGTCCACGACTCCCCATCATTACCAACGTAATACCGTTCCGGGCTTACCATCGATCCACCGCGCACCGCATCAAGAACCATGCGCGCCCCTTTCTGTGCGACGAACGCCACAATCAACGCCGCCGCGACGCCTAAAACCGCACCGACTACGCTTCCAAAATCAACCACCGCTGTTATCACCGACAAGTCAGGTCCCGCCATGATGTTCCCCTTTCGCTTGCGAAATAAAGGGAGAGGACGTGCACATCCCCTCCCCTTAAACGGCATCGATGATTAGCCGCCCTTAACCGCAGCAATCACCATCTTGGCGCCCTTCCAGGCGATGTAGACGACGATCAGCGCCGCCGCCACGCCGAGCACGGCAGTGGTAACGGTGCCGAAGTCGACAGCAGCGGTCACGGTCGAGAGGTCGGGACCGGCAGCCATCGCCTGTTGAGCCAGGATGGTGGCGGAGGCGACAACACCGGCTTGGCCGATGGTGCGATTGCGCAGCGAACGAAATTGCAGTTTCATGGTTTGAATCTCCCACTAGTGCGCGGATACCGCCGCGCCGGTTTCGGCAACCTTGCCGGAAATCGTTACCACTTCTTGACGGCTTCGAGAATCAAGCCGAGGTTTTGCGCGAGATACCAGGTGCCAGCCACGCCAAGGAAGAAGAAGGCGAATACGCCCCCCGCTGCCACCGGATCAAAGACCGCTGCATCGGGCGTTGCGCAGCTCGCAAGCTGCATCGTTCCCGTCCTGGCCGACACCGTGTTCGTGGTGGTCGGCTTGGTGTTCAGGTTGTAGGTGATCAACCCCGACGCATTGATGCTTGAGGACGTATGCCATTGCCACGTCGTATCCCCGAGAATCGGGAAGGTTTTTTGGAATGCCTTTAACGCTTCGCCGGCAGTGGCGTAGCAGTGACCGGCGTAAGCGAAGGGCATTAGAGAATTTCCTTTTCGTCAGGCCCCATGCCGCTAGCGATGAGCAGACAAAGGAACAGCCAAAGGAAATACGAGCCGTCAGGCTGGCCGCCAGGCTCCAAACCGTCATCACCGCTGACACCTTGACGGTTGGAGCCATACTCGAAGGACAGCGACCAGCGCATTACGCAGCCGCCTTACCGCGAGGCGCGCCGCTTTCGACCGGACGGACCGACGTAACGATATTCTTGGAAACATCGCCATTGGTCACACGCAGGAATTCAACTTCGGCGATGATCGGGAACTCGTTATGCATGAGCCCTTGTGCGACTTCGGCGCTGCCGACGCTGTATTCCTGCGTTGCGTAGCCCTTCGCCCGCTTGGTGGTGAAATCGAGCGCCTCCTCGATAAACACCTTGCCGCTGTCGATCATCTTGCCGTCAATGGAATCCTTGAAGAACTTGACGCCCGTTACTTTCACTTTTTCGATACCCATTTTGAATCTCCTTGTCGCCTATTTACGCGTTACCCCGTGCGGCGAATCCGGGCGCGAAGAACCGTTCAGCCGTACCGCTGGCGATACCAGGCGGGAGCCTCCAGCGCGGCAACATCGACCGTGCGAATCCTCACCGGCATCCGAAGGACATTATTCGGAACCGAAATGTCGACGCCGTATTCAAGTAGCTTGGTCCGATGCTTGTAGAAGGTCGCCCTGCTAATCCCTTGCGGCAAGCCATCGCGCCACGAGACATACGTCGCGCGAAGATGGCGCGGCAGATCGTCGAATTTGTCATGTTTCATTTGCTCGAACCTCCTAAACTGCGTGCGTTCCAGAAAAATGCTAGTCAGATAGTCCTGATCGATAGCCCCTAGATACGCGCATTGCCGCTGAGTCAGAAAACGTGACTTCAGCGTAAATTCTTCCCTCAACACCCCATGCGCCCGGCAAAACTCGATGACTTCATCATCGACATGGGCACCGCTGCGACGCCGACGATGCGCCAGCATTTCGGCATATTTGGAGTAGACCTTTCCGTAGACGTATTTGCTGCCGGTGCCGTAAGCCACCGTTGCGCCATCGGGCGAGAGAACGCCTTTCTGCCGCCCGACGTGCTGCGCGGCCAATCCCTTTAGAACGACCTGGCCGCCCTCTTCTGTAAAACACGTCCGGTTCATGGTCACGTCAATCCGCGACGCCCTGGCACCTGTCCAAGTCCATCCCGCATCGGCGAAGCGGAACAGCTTTCCGGCCGAGAACGGCGGCAGCGAATACAGGTTCAGAAGGGAATTAATCCGGCGGACGGTTTCCGGCCAGTCATAGCCGAACAGGTTGTCACGTCGATTGAAGCGAGAGATATTTCCGGAGAACTCCACGACGGAGCCATCCGACCGGACATCACACCGGGAATCAAACGACCCTTCGAGGCCGCTACGGCGTTCCACCACGTAGTCGACCGATCCATCCGAGTCGACCGTGATGACCTGGCCACCGTTAATGATGGGTGCGCCATCCTGGCCATGATCCTGCCGCATGGTCACCCAATCGACAAAAACCGGAACGCGGGAACAGGGTTTCATGACCCTATCCCCCGCTCAGGTATTGTCTTAAAAGTCTCAGGAGTGAGACTAACTTTACGTGTAACTAGCACGTAAAGCTTTTCAGGGTCGAATAACCCTAGCTGGCGGTCGGCTATTTCCGACCGGCCGCCCGAGGTGGGGGCCGTCCTCGCGCCTTCGGCGCTGCGGGCGGCCCCCACCTTCTGGGCGCGATCCGGGCGGCCGCCTTGAAACGGCGGGTAGGGCTTCGAGCAGAGTTCGATCAGCTCGGACAGGCTCAGGTATGGAAATGGTGAAACGCCCTGCGCCGGGCGTTCGTGCAGGGCTAGGCCCTCGTAAATCGTTCCTTTGCAGCGTTCGACCAGGTTTAACACCTGTGTTCCCCCTTGACGTGAACGGCTCTGGTGGTGCAGAGTGCCGGCGAACCGACAAATTAGGCGGCCGGCAAAGTTGACTGCCAGAACCATAGCAGGCACTTTTGCCTGCTGTCAAGCGATCAAGGATGAATAAATGAACCTGCGCGACATGATCGAGGAAGCCACGAAACGCCATGAAGATCAAAAGGCTATGGCGAAAGTAATAGGCGTACATCCCGACGTTTTAACGTCGGCCAAAGCCGGAAGGCGCGGCCTGCCTGTCGCCGCGTGCTACAAGCTCGCGGCGATCCTCGGCATAGACGAAAAGATTGTGGTCGCGGCCTCGGAACTGGTCACTGAGAAGAATCCCGAGAAAAGGGCGGTATTTGCCCCTTTTGTCCTCGATCTACCACGGAAGGCGGCGACCTGGTTAATTGCGAGTGCAGCGGCTGCGACTATCGGGACGGCTGCCCCAACGAACGCCGAAGCCGCCAGCGTTGACACTTTTAAAGTGTCATCCCCTGCCCCGCAACCCGCGCCGTTGCAGGGTTCACAGGTTTATACATTTGGCATTATGTCAACTATTCGGGGCAAGCTCAGGGAAATAGGACGAGCTGTGATCGGTAGGCTCGGAGCCTTAATGCCGCGTTTTGGTTGCGCGGGTTAGTCAAGTATCGACAGACCAGGTGCAGTTCCAAGAAAGAGACGCCTTCGCTTAGAAGGCGTTTTTTTTCGACTGCGATTTTGCGCCAGGCTCGACGACGGCAGGCATGGTCGGGTGCACGGCAATACCGTTTCAAGTAGTAGAGGTTGCACAGCAGGTTCGCCCAGGGCGGGAGCATCCACCGATTTTAATGCAGGGGGCATGCTTCCAGCACCGGGCTTTTACAGGGTTTCATCCCTGCGGGACCTGCGGCCCTTCCAATCCCTTGCCCAACGGCATCAAAGCGATACGCGATCGGGAAAAGATCCTGTATCGCATTGACCAGGCCAACCGCGGCGAAGCGCCGGCAGAAGATCCAGCGCCGACGCTACCCCGCCGAACGGCCAAGGCGTGACGAAAGCTCCGCCCTGTCCTCCCGCCCTCCGGGCAGGACAGGGCAAGAATGGCGCTGCGCGCGTACCCCGGCAAAGGGGCGGGCCTTCATCCCACTCCAGGGGCGCAGGCGGCCTAAACGGCAAGCCGTCCCGCCAGCGGCCGGCGATCCGGCATAAAGATGAAGCCTTTATTCCGTTCGCCGGACTGCCCCCGCTGGCATGCCGACTTGCAAGCCGCCTACCCCGCGCCCCCTCCGTTCCTTTTGGCGAAAGTCCCGCCCCTCCGCCGGGGGTGCGTTGTGGAAGTCAAACCCATTGGAGAACCGAGCTATGACCCTGAAAGCCTACAAAGACAATCCGTGGACAAGGACGGGAGACACCAACTCAGTGCCCGACCTGAAAGCAGAACACGGCTTCAACATGTTCGACGACGTGCACGGCTACAGCCTGGACGCCCCTAACTGGATACTAACGGGATCAAGTTACGGCTTCGACATAGACGGCGACCGTATTTGCTGCCCGTCTTCGAGAGCACGGGAACTGCAATGAGCCACCCCGCTGCCGACTGGCGCCACCCGAACCACCAGGACTACGAAACGGGACGAAACGACGGTTCCGAGTTCAACCCCTACCGCCACCCTTACGACCGGACCGGCATTGCGCTGGAGGCTTACAACGCCGGCTACGACTTCGGGCTTGAGTGCATGGACGATTACCACCACTACCGTCAACAACACATTGAGGAATGATCATGACCACCAAGAAAGTTTCGCCAGCGAAAGCCCTCCCCCCGCCAAAAGCCATTGCGGAAATCCTGTTGATCCCCATTGACCGAATCGAGGTGCTAGCCCAGGTGCGAAAACAGTTCGATAACGCCTCCATTGCCGAACTCGCGGCCGACATCGAGGCCCGAGGGCTACGGCAGCCGGTCGAAGTCACACCGATTAGCGATGAACGCTACTTACTGACCTTGGGCGAACGGCGCTTCCGGGCTATCAAGTTACTTGGTCAAAAGATGATCCCGGCCACGGTCGTTAAGACCAGCACGGCCGACCGTCTGGTCAACCAGCTCGCAGAGAACATCCAGCGGGAGGACTTGGACCTAGCCGACCAGGTGGACGCGATCCGGGAACTGCACAACAAGCTTAAGAGCGTTGCAGCGGTTTGCGCCGTGGTGAAGAAGTCGCCGGCTTGGGTATCCAAGCGCCTGGCGTTGTCGCACCCGGATTACTGCATCACCGCACGTCATCTGATGGAGGACGGAATCACCGAGGACGTGGAAATCCTGAACATCGTGAACCACCTGGCCGCCATGAACGTGCCAGCGTGCAACAAGCTGGTGCACGAGCTGAGGAACGGAAAGGCGACGAGGGAAAGCGCACGCGCTGCCCTGGCTGCGGTGAAGGCCGAGCTTAAGGCGAAGGCACCAACCAAGCCGGCCACGTTGCAGGACATTGAGGCGCAGCAGCAGAAACTAGCGGCCGAGAGCAAGGCCCACAAGGAACGGACCGAGGGACACGGTAAGCCGTTCGTTACCTGGGCTTG